GGTGATTGGAACAGCGGTGATTGGAACAGCGGTAATCGCAACAGCGGTGATTGGAACAAGACTTGTTTTTCAAATGGATGCTTCAACACTGAATCACCAAAAATTTTCTTGTTCAACAAACCTTCTGATTGGACATATCAGGATTGGTTGAATTCAGATGCAAGATACATTCTGATGGATTGTCCTTCAAATGTTCTTTCCTGGATATGGGAAGATGACATGACAGATGAAGAAAAAGAACAGCATCCTGAATATTCAGTGACAGGTGGATTCTTAAAGCACATTGAAAAAGAAACAGGAAGACAGATGTGGTGGGATGGTCTTTCAGACAGAAAGAAGACCATTGTGATGAATCTTCCAAACTTTGACAAGGACATCTTCAAAGAAATCACTGGAATTGATGTGGAAGGTTAGGTGGTTACATGGAACTTTTCAAACATCAGCAGGAAGCACTTGAACAGACCAAAGACTTGAACAGGGTTGCATATTATTTGGACATGGGTCTTGGAAAAACCTTTGTTGGTGCTGAAAAGATGAAGGTCATGAATTCACCAGTGAATTTGATTGTTTGTCAGAAGTCAAAGATTCAGGACTGGATTGACCATTTCAATGAACATTATGCAACAGATGAAAGGTCTGAATTTCAGAAAGATTTGATTTTTGACCTGACAAACAAAAAAGCATTTCAGGCATTTATCAGTGAAGCACAACAAGCAACAGAAGACCATTGGATTCAGGATGAATTGACTGGTGAATATTACATACAAGAAAACCTTTATCCATTCAATGTTGTTGGTGTCATCAATTATGAACTGGCATGGAGAAGAAAACAGTTGTTGCAATTGCAGGACTTCACATTGATGCTTGATGAATCATCCCTGATTCAGAACCAGGGTGCAAAGCAGTCAAAATTCATCCTGCAATTGAATCCTGACAATGTGATTCTTCTTTCAGGAACACCGACAGCAGGAAAATATGAAAATCTTTGGTCACAGATTCATCTGCTTGGATGGAATATTTCAGAAGATGTTTATAACAGACAATATGTGAACTGGACAAAGATTGATATGGGTGGATTCACTCACAAAATTGTGGACAAAGAAAATCCATACAAGAATGTTGACAGGTTAAAATCCAAGTTGCGTGAACATGGGGCGGTCTTTATGAAAACAGAAGAATGTTTTGACCTTCCTGAACAGACCTTCATCAAACAAACAGTTCCAACATCCAAGGAATACTGGAAATTCATGAAGGACTGCATCATCACCATTGACACCTTGAATCTGAAAGAATTCCATGATGATTCAGATTTCTATGGAACAGATGTGACACCAAGAATTGAACTGGTTGGTGATACCACACTAACAAAAAGACTTTATGCAAGACAGTTGTGTGGACAATATAGCGAATTCAAATTGCAGGCATTCAAGGAACTTGTTCAAAGCACACAGGACAGATTGATTGTGTTTTACAACTTTAATGCAGAACTGGAACTGCTGAAAAGAATTGCTGCATCTTTGGACAGACCTATTTCAGAAGTCAATGGTCAAACAAAAGACCTGACAGCATACGAACAGGAAGATAATTCCATCACATTCATCCAGTATCAGGCAGGTGCAATGGGATTGAACCTTCAAAAAGCAAACAAAATCATATATTTCACCCTGACTGATAAGTCAGAACTGTTTGAACAGTCAAAGAAAAGAATTCACAGAATCGGTCAGGAACAACCTTGTTTTTATTACATTTTGATGTGCAAGGGAAGTGTTGAAGAAGTCATCCTGCAAACCTTGGAAATGCGGAAGGACTTCACAGATGAATTATTCAATGAATATGAAAGGATGGAAAACAATGGATAATAACACCAAAACTTATGGAAGAAAGGTCATCAGGTCAAAGCAATCACAGCGGATTGTGAAAAACAGGTTCTTGATTTTCACAGCGGTGGTTCTTATGATTGGTGCATTGCTTGGGGCATTGATTGCAGGAATTGCACACAAAGACACCAAGGAAATTGAAATAGGAACAACTTCTGAAAAGAATGAATATATCATGCAGCATGTCAACCATTATGGTGCTTATGATGGAAGGGTCTTCACCAGTGAAATTTCAATGGACTGGTCAGGTGATGAATTTGATTTCACACCACTTGACTGCAACCTGGATGAAGCAACACAGGAATTCACTTTCTATCTATGCAAGGGATATGACATTGACTGGACAATGGTCATGGCATTGATGCAGAAGGAATCTTCTTTCAGGTCTGACATCATCAGTTCAACAGATGATTATGGTCTGATGCAGATTAACAAATGCAATCATGAATGGTTGGAAGAAACAATTGGTGTGACTGATTTCCTGGATAAGGAACAGAACATCAGAGCAGGTGTTTTTGTTCTTCGGAAGTTGTTTGAAGAATATACAGACCCAAACCTGGTATTGATGGCATACAACATGGGGTCAAATGGTGCTGAAAAACTTTGGAACAAAGGAATCTATTCAACACCTTATGTTGATGAAATTCTTACATATCAGGCAGAGTTTGAAAAGCAACTTGAAGAAAGGAATGGTGAACAGTAATGAAAAAATGTAAACAGGCAATGAATGACAACACATGTGAAAAAGATTGTTGCTGCTATTATTGTGAAGACTTTGAAACATGTGGACATGCTTGCAGCAACTATGATGACAAGGAAGACCTGGAACAGAATGGTTGTGAAGAACAGTTTGATGAAGAAACTGCTTTGCAGGAATTCAACAAGGATTCAAATGCAATGGCAATCATGCAACAGATTTCAGCAATCAGCAAGCAGAAGAAGGAACTGGAAGAAAAGGAAAAGGAAGTCAGGGCAGCACTTGAAGCTGCAATGGGTCAGTTTGGAATCAAGTCATTTGAAAATGACATCCTGAAAGTCACTTATGTTGCACCAACAAAAAAGACAACCATTGATTCCAAAGCATTGAAGAAAGACCATCCTGATGTCTATGAAAAGTATGCAAAGACATCAGATGTCAAAGCATCTGTCAGAATCACAGTCAAAGACTGATGAACTGACCTGCAAGGATTGTGAAAAATGGAAATGGTGCATTGAAAGTTCCAGGGAATATCCTTGCATCAGTTTCAGAAGAAAGGCGGTGGAACATTGGCAGCAGAAAAAAACTTTGAAAACAAAATCAAAGGATTCCTGAAAGACCATGGATGTTGGTTCTTGAAATATTGGGGCGGTGCAGCATATACCAAGTCAGGCATCCCTGACATCCTGGCATGTTGCAATGGAAAGTTCCTTGGGATTGAAGTCAAGGCAAAGAATGGAAAACCAAGTGAATTGCAGCTTTATAATCTGAAAAAGATTGATGAAGCAGGCGGTTTTGCAATTCTTCTTTATCCTGATGATTTTGAAACCTTCAAGACTATGATTGAACTGATTCAGAGTGGATGCACATGTGGTCAGTATTATAAAAAATTGAAAGGAAGGTGGTCAACTTGATTGTGTCACACAGCAAAGTGGAATGCTTTGAATCCTGTCCATATCGGTATGATTTGAGATATAACCAGGAAATCAGAATAATTCCACCTGATAATGCAGACAATGCATTGTTTCTTGGAACAGCACTTCACACTGGACTGGAAAAAGATGTTCAGACAGCAATTCATGAATATTTCATGGAATATCCAGTCATAAGTGATGCACACATCAATGAAGCAATGAAACTTGAAGTGATGATTCCAAAGGCAGCAGCAATGATTCCATCAGGGGAACATGAAGTGAAAATTGAAGATGATGACTTCATTGGTTTCATTGACCTGCTTGCACCTGCAAAAACAGAACAGAAACTTGGCGGTGAACATCAGGTCATTCCAAATGTTTATGACTTGTATGATTTCAAATATTCAAACAATGTCAGCAAATACAAGGATTCACCACAGCTTCACTTATACAAGTATTTCTTTGAAAAGAACAATCCAGGAAAAATCATCAGAAACATGTACTTCCTGTTTGTGCCAAAGGTGAACATCAAGCAATCAAAGAAAGAAGACCTGTTCCAGTTCAGGCAAAGATTGCAGGAAGAACTGGACAAGAAAGAACCACAACTGGTTCAGATAGAATATGACCCTGAAAAGGTCATCAACTTCCTTCTTTCAACAAAAGGAATGTTGGAAGCAAAGGATTTTCCAAAGAACACAAGTTGGTTATGCAACTATTGTGAATATAAAGACTATTGTCAGAAAGGGATTGATTTTATGAATTTACCAAGTAGTGAAAGAAGAAACATCAGCGAAACAAAGAAAAGAAAAATTTGGATTTATGGTGCTGCATTCAGCGGAAAGACAACCATGCTTGATGATGCACCAAATCCGCTGAACCTGAACACAGATGGAAACATCCAGTTTGTCACAATGCCTTATGTCAGCATCAAGGATGAAGTCACTGTCAATGGCAGAATGACCAACAGGAAGTTTGCATGGGAAGTCTTCAAGGACACCATTGCAGAACTGGAAAAGAAGCAGAATGACTTCAAAACCATCATCATTGACCTGTTGGAAGATACCAGGGAAATGTGCAGGGTGTTCATGTATGATTCCCTTGGAATTCAGCATGAATCTGATTCAGGATTTGGAAAGGGTTGGGATATTATCAAGACAGAATATCTGTCCACAATGAGAAGATTTTTCAACCTGGACTATGAAAATCTTGTGGTTGTATCACATGAAGACATTTCCAAGGACATCACAAAGAAGAATGGTCAGAACATAACCAGGATTGCACCAAACATTCAGGATGCAATTGCAAACAAGATTGCAGGAATGGTGGACATTGTTGCAAGGGTTGTTGTGGAAGATGATGACAGCAGAACACTGAACTTCAAGCAGAATGAAGTTATCTTTGGCGGTGGAAGATTGAAGGGAATCAGTCAGACAACCATTCCCCTTTCATGGGATGCTTTGATGGATGTATATGAACAGGCAAATGAAGCAGCAGGAAGCACACAGGAAGCCACACAGAAGCCTGGAAGAAGAAAGGTGGATAAATCTACACCTGCCACAGAAAAGCCTGACACAGACGATTCTGACAAGGCACAGCAGGATTCAGAACCTGCACAGGAATCAAATGAAACAGCAGAACCTTCTGCTGAATCAGATACACAGCAGGATGCACCACAGGAAGAAGCACCTGCACCAAAAACAAGAGTTAGAAAAAGAAGGGGTGAAAACTAATGGATGAATTATTGAAGATGTTGCTTGAAGCAGCAGAAAAAGAAGGAAAAGTTCATGTTGTGAAGAAGACTGTCAACAAGGAAGACAGCATCATCAAGGATGCACAGGAACTGGCACATGCAAACAAAGTTCTGTATGATGCCCACATCAAGGAAGGGTTCAACAGTGCAGAAGCACTTGCCCTGGTAGTTGCAACATTAAATTAAAACAAAGAAAGGTTAAAATGTGAAAAATTATGGCACAGGATATGTTCAGCAAATGGGATAAGGAAATTGACACAGAAGGATTGCAGAAGGATGTTGAAGAAGCTGCTGCAAATGGCGGTCAGGGCAATTATAAGGAAGTTCCACATGGCAATTATGAAGTTGCAGTTCAGCAGATGGAACTGAAAGCATCCAAGAAGGGTGACCCTATGGTCAGCATTTGGTTCAAGATTGTTTCTGATGGTGAATACAAGGGAAGCATGATTTTCTATAATCAGGTTGTCACACAGGGATTTCAGATTCACAACAACAATGAAATGCTTCGCAAGATGGTTGAAGAAATGGGTGCAGATGCTCCTGTCATTGAATTCAAGACATACAAGCAGTATTCTGAATTGCTTATGGACATCTTTGAAGCGGTTGCAGATAACTTTGAATATGGTTTGAAGTACACTGCAAACAAGAAGAACAAGGATTTCAGTGACTTTGAAATCACAGATGTATTTGTTCTTGAGTAATTGACACAAGGGTCTTCCCAGGATGCAAATTTTTTTTGAAATCAATGTATCTTGGGAAGATACCTGATTGAAAGGAAGGTGAAGAAAATGCTGTTTTATGACTTTGAAGTCTTCAAATATGACTGGTTGGTTGTTGTATTGGACATGAATGAAAAGAAGCAGCATGTCATCATCAACAACAAGGAAGAACTTGAAGCATTATATCAGGCAAACAAAAATGATATTTGGGTTGGTTTCAATTCAAATTATTATGACCAGTATATTTTGAAAGGAATCCTTTGTGGATTTGACCCAAAAAGAATCAATGATTTCATCATTATCAAAGGACAACCTGGATGGAAATTTTCTTCACTGCTTCGCAATGTACCATTGAACAATTATGATGTGATGCTGAACCTGGACAAAGGGTTGAAATGGTTTGAAGGAAGTATGGGGAACAACATCAAAGAATCAGGTGTTCCATTCGACATTGACAGGAAACTGACACAGGAAGAAATTGATGAAACAGTGAAATATTGTATTCATGATGTGGAACAGACTGTTGAAGTGTTCCTGCAAAGGAAGGAAGAATTCAATGGAAGGTTGGAACTTGTGAAACTTGCCTGCAAAGGAAGACCACTTGACCTGTCTTTGATTTCAAAAACAAAACCACAGTTGACTGCAATCATCCTGGATGCACACAGACAGGGTGACAGAAATGATGAATTTGACATTGATTTCCCTGACACACATCAGGTGAAAAAATACAAAGATGTCCTTGACTGGTATTCAAATCCTGATAACAGATGTTATTTCAGACATGTTCCAGGAAAGAAGAAGCCTGAAAAGAATCAATATTCAGTGATGGTTGCAGGGTGTCCACACACTTTTGCATGGGGCGGTGTTCATGGTGCTTTGGAAAAATACAGCGGTGAAGGATATTTTCTGATGATGGATGTTGCTTCACTTTATCCATCATTGATGATTAGATACAATCTGCACAGCAGGAACATTGTTGACCCACAAAAGTTTGTGGACATCTATCATGAAAGACTGGAACTGAAAAAGAAGAAAGACCCATTGCAGGCGGTTCTGAAAATCGTGTTGAATTCAACTTATGGTGTATTGAAGGACAAGAACAATGATTTGTATGACCCTTTGATGTCAAACAAAGTTTGTGTCTATGGTCAGATTCTTCTTCTTGACCTGATAGAACACATTGAACCTTATGCACAACTGATTCAGTCCAACACAGATGGTATTTTGATAAAGATGCCTGATGGACAAGATGAAGATGAATGGTTCAACAAGATTGATGACATTGCTTATGAATGGGAACAAAGAACTGGTCTGACACTGGAATTTGATGAATACAGAAAAGTTTTTCAGAAGGATGTGAACAACTATATCATTGTTGCACCTGATGGACATATAAAGTCAAAAGGTGCTTATGTGAAGAAGCTGTCAAATCTTGATTATGGGGATTTCCCTATTGTGAATCATGCCCTGGTTGAATATATGACCAAGGGTGTTCCAGTGGAAAACTTCATCAACAGATGTGATGACCTGAAAGAATTTCAGATGGTCACAAAGATAACAAATAAATATTCCACCATCCTGCATGGTGATGAACCGATAAAAGAAAAATGCATCAGGGTGTTTGCTTCAACCAAGGAAACAGATGCAGGTGTCAAGAAGGTATCAATCCGAACAGGGAAACCTGAAAAGATTGCATCCAGTCCTGAACACTGTTTCATATTCAATGAAGACATGGCTGATGTCAGATGTCCTTCATACCTTGACAAACAATGGTATGTGGACATGGCAAATAAAAGATTGGAAGATTTTGGGGTGATGTGATGGATATACAAATCAAATATGACAATGGACAAATGAATATTCGGATGGATGCATTCTTTCCAACATCCCAGGCAAGATTGAAGAAACTGTTGAAGGTTGTTGACCTGGATTTTGAACACAGGGAAGAAATAATGCAGACCATGCAGCAGTTCTTTCAGGACAAGGTGAATGAACTGGAAGAAAAAAGAATCAGTTCAGGAAAGAAAGCTGTTGAATATAAACAGAAGGTTGCAGACACAATTGCAATAATTGAATCCAGGAAGCATCCAAATGGTGTTCCATTGACCAAGGATGAACTGGCAGACATAAAAGAACAGAACAAACACTTCAAAGCGGTATATGCAGGATGCATGTCTGATTTCAACAGAAGCATCAGGCAGAAGGATTTGTTCTTGAAGCACTTGGAAATATTAGAGCAAAGGAAGTGATGAAGGATGTTTTTCAAAGGTTATGTTGAAACCAAGGACAAAAAGTGCATAGAGAAATTCAAAAACAGAACAGACTTCAAGACTTATGAACAAGTCAAGTCACTTCCTGAATTTGCAGGAATTTTGGATGAAGAAACAATCCTGGTTGACATTGATGACTTTGAACAGTCAGAAGTGTTGATGAATATTGTGGAAGACTTGCAGTTAAATTGTAGGGTTTACGCAACAACCAGGGGAAAGCACTTTTTGTTCAAGAATGCAGGTGTGGAAAAATGCTTCACACATTGCAAACTGGCAATTGGTTTGACAGCAGACATCAAGGTTGGTGTCAAAAATTCCTATGAAATATTGAAATATGATGGCAAGGAAAGGGAAGTCATTTATGACATCTATCAGGAAGATGGTGAAGTCTATCAGGAAATTCCAAAATGGATGCTTCCAGTCAAAGGAAAGGCAGAATTCCTGGACATGGATGCAGGTGATGGAAGAAACCAGGCATTGTTCAATTACATCCTGACCTTGCAGTCAGCGGATTTTGAAAAGGAAGAAGCAAGGGATGTGTTGCGGATAATCAACAAATATGTCCTGAAAGAACCTTTGTCTGATGAAGAACTGGAAGTCATCATGCGTGATGAAGCATTCAGCAAGCCTATATTCTACAAGGGAACAACATTCTTGTTTGATAAGTTTGCAGTGTTCTTGAAAAACAACCATCACATCATCAGATTGAATGGTCAGCTTCACATGTATAAAGATGGAATCTATGTGTCAGGGCAGGAAGAAATTGAAGCAGTGATGATTCAGCACCTTCCACAGTTGAACAGGGCAAAAAGACAGGAAGTCATGGCATACCTGAACATTTTAATCAGGGATAACACAAAGGCTGCACCTGCTTGCATGATTGCATTCAGAAATGGTCTTTATAATGTTGTGACAGATTCTTTTTCAGATTTCACACCTGATGTGGTTATCACAAACAAGATTCCTTGGGATTTTAACAGGCAGGCATCCAGTGAAGTGATTGACAATATGCTTGACAATGTTTCCTGCAAGGATGCAGAAATCAGGTCACTTCTTGAAGAAATTGTTGGTGCTTGTATGTATAGGTCAAACACACTTGCAGGTGGAAAGGCATTCATCCTGACTGGAACAGGTAGCAATGGAAAAAGTACATATTTGAAGACCCTTTCAAACCTTATGTCTGAAAAGAATATTTCATCACTGGACTTGAAAAAGTTGGGTGACCGATTCAGCACAGTCATGATGTTTGGAAAATTGGCAAATATTGGTGATGATATTTCAAATGAATTTGTCACAGACACGGCGGTCTTCAAGAAAATTGTCACTGGTGAAACCATTGATGCAGAACAGAAAGGACAACCAAAGTTTGACTTCAAACCATTCTGCAAGCTGCTGTTTTCAGCAAATAGCATTCCAAGAATGGGAAAAGGTTCTGATTCACAAGCAATCATGAGAAGACTTGTCATTGTTCCATTCAATGCAAAATTCAAGTCTGATGACCCAAATTTCAAACCAGGAATTGAAGAAGAACTGAAAGGGCAGGAATCCATGGAATACCTGATTCAGCTTGGAATCCAGGGATTGAAAAGGGTTCTTGAAACAAAGAACTTCACCACATCAGCAGCAATGCAGCAGGAACTTGAAGAATATGAAGAAAGAAACAATCCACTTCTGATGTTCGTCAAGGATTGTGAAGATGAAGACTTTGAACTGGAAAATGAACCAACATCAGCGGTTTATGAAAGATACAAGGAATTCTGCTTGTCAGAATCCTTGCAGGCACTGTCAAAGATTGAGTTCAGCAGGCAGATGGTGAAAACATTCAACTATAAGATTGTGAACAAAACAATCAACAAGAAAAAATACAGATTATTTCAGAAGGTGGTGAACTAATACATGGAAGAACAGAAATTGCAGATTCTTGAATTGTTCGGTGGAATTGGTTCACCCAGGGTTGCATTGAAGAACCTTGGTGTTCCAGTGAAATCCATTGACTATGTGGAAATTGATGAAAAGGCGGTAAGGTCATACAATGCAATGTTTGCTGATGAATTGGCATATAAAACACAGTCAGTTGTTGGATGGAATCTGAAACCTGACATCCTGATTCATGGAAGTCCTTGTCAGGATTTCAGCATTGCAGGACATCAGAAAGGGGCAGATGAAGGTTCAGAAACCAGGTCATCCCTTATGTGGGAAACAGTTCACATCATTGAACAGATGGGTGAATGGAAACCAAAGGTTGTCATTTGGGAAAATGTGAAGAATGTTTTGTCAAAGCACATGAAGCACAATTTTGAAAGGTATCTGTCATATATGAAGATGCTTGGATATACAAACAACTATGAAATACTTGATGCAAGGGATTTTGGACTTCCACAGGCAAGACAAAGGGTCTTTACAGTTTCAGTCCTTGGTGATGAAGCATTTGATTTTGACCTTATGAAAAGAAAACCTATGGAAGACATTGACAACTATCTTGAAGATGAAGTTCCTGAATACTATGTTGTGACACAACCATCCATGCTGAATAGAATTGCAGAAGGTGATTCTGTATTCAATGGAAGGGTTGAAGTCATCAAAGATTATGCAATGACAATCACCTGCAAACAGATGAGATGTCCAAACAGCGGTGTTGTCGAATTGGAAGATGGTGATTTCAGATATTTGACAGAAAGGGAATGTTGGCGGTTGCAAGGTTATTCTGATGAAGATTTTGAAGCAGCACTTTCTGTTCATCCAGGAAGACCAAACTGTTTGAATGGTGCTTTATATAAACAAGCAGGGAATTCAATTCCAGTGACTATTTTTGAAGCAATGTTTGAAGTGATGCTTCCAAAATTTTTTAACATAAATGTATCTTGAAAATATACAGAAGGGCGGTGATGTATCTTGGTAAAACCAACAGACATTGTTGACAACTTCGGTGATTCATACCTTGGTTGTCCGAACTGCAAAGAACCAGTTCATTTTCCTTTGATAAGGAATCCACAACACATCTATGACAATAGATCAAAGCGGTGTTCAAAGTGTGGTGAAGAATTTGACTGGTCTGATGATAAAGAAGGGGAAGGTGATTGATGATGTCAAATGTTATTCATCCTGGACACTATAACATTCCAGGAAGAAAAGAATGCATTGAAGAAATGCTTGAAAAATTTGGTTATGAGAAAACAGAAGCCTTTTGTGAACTGAATTCTTATAAATACCAGTACAGACATGAACAGAAGAATGGTCAGGAAGACCTGGACAAAGCTGCAAACTATCAGAATATGTTGCAGCATTATCAGGAAGAAGACCCAAGATTCAAGATTGCTGAATACTTTGGACTGGAAGGTCAGAAGAATCAGTTGATTGAAGAAATGGCAGAACTGACCCAGGCATTGACCAAGTGGAACAGGAAATGTGGACTTGGACAACCTGTTGCATCTGAATGGTCAGTCAAAGCACTGGAAGAACACATCTTTGAAGAACTGGCAGATGTGAAACTGGTTCTTGACCAGGTGATTCACCTGATTGGATGTGAAGACCAGGTTCAGCAGGTTATGAAACAGAAAATTGAAAGAACTTTTGAAAGGATAGGTGAACAGAATGCAGGCAATTAAAGCATATACACAGATTTACAATGATTTTGATGGACAGAAAATGTTAGAAAAGATTGAACAGGTTGCAAGAACTTGTTACAAGTCAGAAGGAAAGATTCAGGAAGGTTCTGCTGCAAAGATGGTTGCATCCCTTATAAAGTCAGGACATGAAGCAATGCTTGAACATGTATCTGTCACAGTAAAGTTTGTTGTTGACAGGGGAATCAGTCATGAACTGGTCAGACACAGACTTGCATCCTTTGCCCAGGAATCCACAAGATACTGCAATTATTCAAAGGATGATTTTGGTTCTGAAATCACATTCATCATTCCTGAATACCTGGACTATAAGTCAGCAGGATGGAACACATGGAAGGAAACCATGAAAGCATGTGAAGATTCTTATTTCAAACTGCTTGACATTGGTCTGACACCACAGGAAGCAAGGGCGGTTCTTCCAAACAGTTTGAAGACAGAAGTGGTCATGACTGCAAATCTTCGTGAATGGCGACACTTTTTCAAACTTCGTGCTTTGGGAACAACAGGGAAACCACATCCACAAATGCTTGAAGTGACAGTTCCCCTGCTTGAAGATTTCAAACAGATGATTCCAGTTGTTTTTGATGATTTGGTGGTGAAGTAATATGAACAGGCAGCAAAGAAGAATGGCACAGAAGAAAGGTCTTCCAGTAACACATGAACCAGTCTTCAACATGAAGCAGTCTGACATCAAGAAGATGAAGCAGGATGCAACAGAAGCAGCGGTGGATGCAGCAATGATTCTTCTGCTTGGAATTCCAGTGAAGGTCATGAAAGAAAAATATGGTTGGGGCATGAAGAAAAGACTTCCTGAATTTTGTGAAGCAATGATTGATGTCTATACAGATTTTCAGAATGGTGACATGACACTGGAAGAATTTGCAGACCTGATTTATCAGGAATGTGGGGTGAAATTTCAGAAAAATGAATAAGTACAACAATGAAGGTTATCCTGACCCAACTGCATATTATGGCATGAAAGAAATTGTCAAGGAAGAATCTGAACAGGAAAGAAAAATCAGACACTTGATGCACATTATCAGGGAAGCTGCACACCTGGCAGGATTTGAAGTGGTCGGAAGAATCACCTTCAAGGATAAGAAAACAGGAAAGGAATTCAGATGATGAACAGAATCAAACAGTTTTTCAAAAGATTGTTCTGCAAACATGAATTCAGTTGGTGCAGAAAGGTTGAAAAGTTCCACTGCATCAGCGGTGAAACACAATATCTTGTTTGTCAGAAATGCGGAAAAATCAAAGACACAAGATTCATCAGATATGATTGAAAGGATGTGGTGATATGAAACCAGTTAGAACAGAAACAACAAATGCAGTTTACACACTGGAAGGTTGTAAAGACCTTCCAGTGACAAGATACACAAATGATGCAAACCTGGAAACAGGGGTTGAAAGTTGTTGGGAACTGACACCTGATGAAATCAAGCAGGTTCAGGAAACTGGAAAAATTTATCTTTATATCCAGGGGAATGTTGTTCCACCAGTTCTGTTGACAACTGAATCCTGCATCTATTTCAAGGAAGAAGGTGAAAATGATGAATCCTGAATATTTGACTGAATGTTATATTTTAGCATACAACAAAGCAATGGAAATGACCAAAAATCCAAACATTGCAATTGGTGCAGCAATGGCAGTCATCAATGTTATTGCACAACAGTCCAAAGTGCAGAATCAACCTGCTGCAAATCCTTTTATGCAGGCACTTGTGAAAGCAATGATGGATAATAAGAAACCGCAGAAAAAGGAAGGTGAAAATGATGAAAACAGTGACACAGAATGATGCAGCAATACAGAAACAGTTCCTTGATTTCATGCGGGTTGATGGAAGACCTATTGTTTCAGCAGAAATGTTGGACTGGCTGATTGGTCAAGGGTTCTTTGTCAAGCCTGCTGCAATCAAGCACCATGGCAATTATACTGGCGGTCTGTTTGACCATTCCATGATGGTTGCAAAGGTACTGGTGGAAATGACACAAAAGTTTGACATCCCTTGGACAAGACCTGAATCACCTTATATTGTTGGGATGCTTCATGATGTGTGCAAACTTGATGACTATGTGGATGAAAATGCATCTGATGTGGTGGTCATGGGAACTGGTTCACCTATCAGCAAAGACCCAAAGTGGGCATACAATCCTGCACCTATATTCAAAGGTCATGGTGATAAGTCGGTGATGATACTGTCACAGGTGATGACCCTGACAGAAGAAGAAATGTTGTGCATCAGATTTCACATGGGTGCTTATGAAGGACAGGATTCATGGGATGCTTTTGACAGGGCAATCAGGAAATATCAGTCAGTGTTGTTCACTCACACTGCTGACATGTATGCATCAAAAGTGAAAGATGTATAGGTGAAAAGTCAAGATAAAAGTCAAGATGTCAAAGCCTGAAAGCCTTGATTTTACTTGAAAAGTCAAGATGTCAAGATGTTTTCTATTTAAGGATATATAAAAGAATAAAATCATTAAAATTTAGTTATTCCTTAAAAAATATCTATAATAGTAAAAACACATCACATCTTGACTTTTCAGAAGGTCAAACTGATTCAAAGCCTTGAAAATAAAGGATTTCTTGAAATCAAGATGTTGAATTCAAGATGTTGACTTCTTGAATTAGAAAGAAGGTGTTAAGATGACAGCTAAACAGTTTTTGAAACAGGCATATAGACTTGATGAACTTATAAAAAGTAATCAAGAAGAATTGATGAAGTTAAAAGAAATGTCAACCAGTGTAGGTTCTTTTGATTATTCAAAGGAAAGAGTTCAAACAAGTCCAAAAGCAGATGCCCCATTCACAAATCAGGTATTAAAAATTATTGAACTTGAAAATGAAATTCAATCAGATATTGATAGAATGATGAATCTGAAAAAAATGATTAGGAATGCAATTAATAAGGTTGAAAATCCTGATGAAAGATTATTGTTGAGATGTAAATATTTGAACTTTAAGACATGGGGTGAAATATGTGCTGAAATGAATTATTCTTTGCGTACTATTCACAGGATACATCAGTCTGCACTTGATAATGTTGTAGTCCCTGAACATGGCACACTATGACATAATAAAGCATAACATGCCAAAATATATATATGATATTATAGAATGTGTAAAATCACCCAGGGAAACCAGGGTGATTTTTTCTATTTTTCAGAAGAAAGGCAGGTGACAGGCGAATGACTGACAAACAGCGGAAGTTTTGTGATGAATATTTGATTGATGCAAACGCAACAAGGGCATACAAAGCAGCATATCCACACATCAAATCTGATGATGCAGCAAGGGCATGTGCTTCAAGACTGCTAACAAACGCTAACATCAAAAATTATATTGATGAACAGCTTGATAAAATCAGTTCTGAAAAGATTGCTGATGCAAAGGAAGTCATGGAATACCTGACATCTGTTTTGCGTGGGGAATCTGAATCAGAAATTGTGGTCATTGAAGGAACTGGTGAAGGATGTTCTGATGCAAGAAGGATGAACAAATCACCTGATGAAAAGGAAAGGTTGAAAGCTGCTGAACTTCTTGGAAGAAGATATGGTCTTTTCAAAGCAGATGTGAACCTGGAAGTTGAACCTGTTGTCATTGTGAATGACCTGAAAGAATAGGTGATGCACTATGAACATATCACTTCAAGACACAGTTGGAAGAAATTATGCTGATTTTTGGAACACAAAGCAAAGATACAGAGTTTGCAAAGGCAGCAGAGGTTCAAAGAAATCAAAGACAACTGCCTTGAATATGATTTATAGGTTGATGGAATATCCACTTGCAAATGGATTGTGTGTCAGAAGGTATTCAAACACTTTGCGTGATTCTGTCTATTCAGATTTGAAATGGGCAATTCACAGACTTGGTTTGGATGCCTTTTTTGAATGCACTGTTTCACCTATGCAGATTGTCAGGAAGTCCACAGGACAGAAAATTCTGTTCAGGGGTCTTGATGATGGTCTGAAAATCACATCTATTTCAGTTGATTATGGTGTTCTTTGCTTTGTATGGATTGAAGAAGCCTATGAAATCAGCAATGAAGATGACTTCAACAAATTGGATATGTCCATTCGTGGTGAAGTTCCTGATGAATATTTCAAACAAATAACATTGACATTCAATCCTTGGTCTGCAACATCCTGGTTGAAACCAAGGTTTTTTGATGTGGAAGATGATGACATCTTCACAAAAACAACAACCTGGAAGCAAAATGAATGGCTGGATGAAGCAGACAGGAACATCTTCTTGAAGATGCAGCAGAACAATCCAAGAAGATACAGAATTGAAGGTGATGGTGAATGGGGCATTGCAGAAGGTCTGATATATGAAAAAGTCAGATTTGAAGACTTTGACATTGATGCAGTCAGAGCAATCCCAGGAATCAAGTCTGCTTTTGGTCTTGACTTTGGTTTCACTGACCCAAATGCATTTGTCTGTTTGATGATAGACAATGCAGCAATGAAGATATATGTCTTTGATGAATGGTACAGAACAGGTGTGACCAACAAAATCATTGCGCAGGCAATCAAAGACAAAGGATATGGTGGACAGCGGATTGTTTGTGATTCTGCTGAACCAAAATCAATTGCTGAATTGCAGGAAGAAGGAATCAAGGCAGAACCTTCCAGGAAGGGAAAAGACAGTGTGAATCATGGAATCCAGTTGATTCAAAACTATGAAATCATTGTCCATGAAAAGAACTGTCCTGAATTCAAGAAAGAAATTCAGAATTATTGTTGGGAAACTGACAAGGATGGAAAACCAACAGACAAACCTGACCATGAATTTTCACATGGTATGGATTCAATGAGATATGCAACAGGAAAGGTTCTTGTTGGTGACACATTCAGCTTTGATTAGTAGGAAAAGGGAAGGTGAAAAACAATGACAGTTGATGTTTTAGGAACAAAATACACAATTACAGAATCAAATAAGGTGAAAGATGACAACCTGAACAGCGGTGATGGATATTGTGACCATTCCACAAAGCAGATTGTCATTGACACCTTCCAGGATTCCCCTGGTTCACTTGCTGATTTGAAAACATATAGACAGCAGGTCATCAGACATGAACTGGTTCATGCATTTCTGTTTGAATCAGGACTTGGTGCTGATAGTTGGGGCATAAATGAAGAAATTGTGGACTGGATTGCATACCAGTTCCCAAAGATGGCAGAAGCCTTTGGAAAGGTGGATGCACTATGATACATAGAAAGGTGGTGAAGAATGATGTTCAATTTTGCTGAATCCTTCAAAGCAAAACTTGAAAGACTGGTCAATATCAATGCTGCATCCAAGTTGACAGATGAACAGTTCATTGTGAAGGAAATCAACAGATTCAAGCAATCACAGAGAAGAAAAGAAATGCTTGATGGTGAAAGATACTTTGATGGATGTCATGACATTCTGTCCAGGGAAAGGACAGTCATTGGAAAAGATGGTAAACTGGAAACAGTCAAGAATCTTCCAAACAACAGAATTGTTGATAATCAGTATAAAAAGATGGTCATTCAGAAATCCAACTATCTGTTGGGTCAACCTTTCACCATCCAGTGTGACAATGATGCTTATGTGAAGATTCTGAAACAGTTTCTGAATAAAAAGTTCATGCGAACTTTGAAAGCAGTTGGTGAAGATTCCCTGAATTGTGGAATTGCTTGGTTATTCCCTATGTATGATGACCAGGGCAAGTTCATTTTCAAGCGGTTCAGACCTTGGGAAATCATCCCAGGATGGAAGGATGCAGAACACACTGAACTGGAATATTTCATCAGAATCTATGAAGTGACTGGATATGTTGGAAATACAGAAAAGGTCATTGAAAAAGTTGAAGTCTATGATGAATCAGGTGTTTCATATTTTGAATTGACTGATGGTGGGCAGCTTATTCCTGATGGGGAACAGCATGTTCCATATTTCAGCATTGAAGACCAGGGATTCAACTGGACAAAGATTCCATTGATTCCTTTCAAGTACAACAACAAGGAAATCCCATTGATTAAGATGGTGAAGTCCTTGCAGGATGGTCTGAATCTGATTGAATCCAACTTTCAGAATCAGATGGAAGAAGACACAAGGAACACAATCTTGGTTCTTGTGAACTATGATGGTGAAAATCTTGGTGAATTCAGAAAGAATCTTGCAACCTATGGTGCAGTGAAGGTCAGAACAGTTGATGGTGCAGGTGGTGATGTCAGAACACTTCAAGTTGAAGTTAATTCTGATAATTACAAAGCAATTATTGAACTGTTCAAAAAGGCAATCATTGAAAATGCTATGGGTTATGATGCCAAGGATGACAGGATGTCAGGAAATCCAAATCAGATGAACATTCAATCAATGTATTCTGACATTGACCTGGATGCAAATGGAATGGAAACTGAATATCAGGCATCTTTTGAAGAACTGTTGTGGTTCATCAATTGTCATCTGTTCAATGTCGGTATGGGTGACTATGAACAGGAAGATGTGGAAATCATATTCAACAGGGATATGATGCTGAATGAAGGTGAAGTCATTGACAACATCAGCAAGTCTGTTGGAATCATCAGTGATGAAACCCTTGTTGCACAGCATCCATGGGTTGATGATGTTCAGGCAGAACTTGACAGACTGGAAGAACAGAAAAAGAAGAACATGGAAGAATATGGACTTGGATTCAATCCTGGTCAGAATGTTCCACCTGATGACCCAGGCGGTGATGGGGAAGGTGCAGGTGATGAATAATGACAAAGAAATCATCTGCATACTGGCAGAAACGATTTTCAGCACTTGAAAACGCACAAAACCAGTATGGACAGAACACCTTCCATCAGATTGAACCTGCTTTTGATAAAGCAGAAAGGCAGATTCAGGCACAGATTGAAGCCTGGTATGCAAGATATGCTTCCAACAATGGAATCACACTGGCAGAAGCAAGAAAACAGTTGTCTGCTGTTGAACTGAAAGAATTGCAATGGGATGTCCAGGAATACATCAAGTATGGACAGGAAAATGCAATGAATCAGCAGTGGATGAAGGAACTTGAAAATGCATCAGCAAGATTCCACATCAGCAGACTGGAAGCCTTAAAACTTCGGACACAGCAATCATTGGAAGTTGCTTTTGGCAATGAACTTGATTCCCTGGATGGTATGGTCAAAAGACTTTATCAGTCAGGATATTATCACACATGTTTTGAAGTGCAGAAGGGTTTCAATATTGGTTGGGAAATCGGTCAGATTGATGAAAGGAAGCTGCAAAAGGTCATCAGTAAACCTTGGGCAGCAGATGGAAAGACCTTTTCAGACAGGGTGTGGCAATCAAAGACTACAATGGTCAATGAACTGCATCAGCAGATGACAAGGACAATCATTCAGGGAAAAGCACCTGATGAAGCAATCAAGTCCATGACCAAATATCTGCAAAACAAGACCAAGAATGCAAAATACAATGCAGGAAGACTTGTGATGACTGAACAGGCATTCATCAGTTCTGCTGCACAAAAGGATGCATTCAATGACCTGGATGTTGAAGAATTTGAGATTGTCGCAACACTGGACAGTCACACTTCTGATATATGCAGGGAAATGGATGGAAAGCACTTCCCTATGAAGGATTTTCAACCAGGTGTCACTGCACCACCTTTTCATGTATGGTGTAGGTCAACAACTGTTCCATACTTTGATGATGAATGGGGCAGAAGCGGTGAAAGGGCAGCAAGGGGTGAAGATGGTAAAACATATTATGTTCCTGCTGATATGACCTATCCTGAATGGGAAAAGGCAATGGTTGATGGTCAGACAGATGATTTGAAACCTGCTGTTCCTGATGATACAATGAAAGTGGAAGAAGTTCACTGGTCTGATATGACAGAAGGTGACATCTTCCAAAACAAAAAAGAAGCATTCAAGCATTTTGAAGATGCAGGAATTCACATTTCAGATTCCAAAAAATATCCTATGGATGCAGAACTTTCAAAAGGCATGGCAACATGGCACAGCAAGTTCACAAAGAATTTTGCTGATTTTGATGCAGTAATCAAGTCAAAGTTGCCTTATATCAAGAATGTTGCACCATCTTCCCTTCCTGGAAACAGACTTGGTGATTTCACATATTATACTGGAAGTGGAAAAGTTGTTGGAATTCGTTTGAATTCAGGTTTGCATTCAACACTTGATTATGCATCAAAGGTTGCTGAAAAGTCATTTGAATCACATTGGCACAGTGGAAAGAATCCGCTGCATACAATCATTCATGAATATGGACATTATGTGTCACATTCAATGTCTATGCTGACCAAAAGTTCATTTGAACATGACATCATTCAGGAAGCATTGCAGGAATATAAAAAACTGCATCCTGAATATGAGTATGAAACCTATATTGGACTGAAAGATGCATTATCAAGATATGGTTCAACAAAAGAAGCTGAATGTTTTGCAGAAGCATTTGCAGAATATTTTGGTGAAGATGAACCAAGGGAATTTGCAACCATATTTGGACATTTGCTTGAACAGAAAATGAAAGGGGTGAAGAAACCATGATGCAGGATGAAACAGATTTATTTGAAAGTGAATATGTTTACATTGGAAAAGATGAAAAATATCACATCAAGGATGAAGCACCTGATGAATTGAAGCAAAGATTCAATGATTTCTTCAATTCACTGGAAACAGAAGAAGATGGACTTGTCAGTCAGGCATAGTTCAAAGAAAAGCACCTGAAAGGGTGCTTTTTTAATGCGTTAAAATATCAGACCTATTGAAAAATCTATGAAGAAGAAAATGTGCAGAGGTGACACAGAAGTAACTTCCTTTCAATAGGTCTGATTTTTATTGACCTGGTGGAAGTCGAAAAAAGACACATTCAACAACAAATCTGATGCTGAAAGAACAGCGAAAACAAACTGAAAGGATGGTTTTGAACATGAAAAGAAAGTTTTTGGAAGACATGGGTTTAGAGAAGGAACAGGTTGACAAGATTCTTGATGAAAACAGTCAGGATATTGGAAAGGCAAAGGGTGATTCTGAAAAGATTCAGAAAGACCTGGATGCAGCAAATGCAGAAGTTGAATCCTTAAAGGGTCAGATTTCTGATAGAGATAAACAGCTTGAAACTTTGAAGAATTCCACAGGTGATGTTGAAGGAATGAAACAGGAAATTGCAAAATTACAGGCTGACAACAAAGCAAAAGATGATGCACATGCTGCTGAAATTAAGCAGCTTAAAATTGATGCTGCAATAGATTCTGCACTGACTGGTGCAAAGGCAAAGAATAACACTGCTGTCAAGGCACTTCTGAAAGACCTGGACAAGGCTGAACTTGCAGAAGATGGCACAATCAAGGGTCTTGCAGAACAGATTGAAGCATTGCAGAAGTCTGATGCTTATTTATTCGACATCACAACCAAAAAGCAGACCCAGGTGAAGGGTGCAAAACCTGGTGAATCAGGAAATGAAGATGGTGACCATGGGGTTGACACATCTAAAATGACCTATTCAGAACTTGCTGCTTATATGGCAGAACACCCTGATGCAAAAATTGATTAAATTTTAAGAAAGGAAAAGGTGAAACAAAATGGCAAAATTTGATTCCAAAAGTTTCAATCCCCAGGCATTCGGTGCTTATGTGAACCGAATTCCTAATGTAACTAAAAACGAACTTGCAAAGAGTGGTGCAGTCGGTTCTAATGAGCAGGCAAAGGCAGCACTTGCAAATCAGACTGGTTCTTTATATGCAAGAATCCCTTACTTTGGCAGAATTGATGGTTCTACCAGTCAGAACAATGATGGTGCAACCAACATCACAAGCACTGGCACAACCACATATGAGCAGGGATTCATTGTGGCAAGCAGAATGGATTCTTGGACTGAAAGAAGTTTCAGCAAGAACATCACAGCAGGTGTTGACTTCATGGATAATGTTGCAGCACAGATTGCTGATTACAAGATGGATGTCAGACAGGCAATGCTGCTTGCAATCTTAAAGGGTGTATTCAGCATGAAGCAGGACACTTCTGTTGCAGGTAAAGCAGCAAAGGAATTTCTTGCAAAGCATGTTTATGACATCACTGTAAAGGGTGCAGAAGCAGGTCTTGTTGGTTCTGCTACTCTTAACAAGGCAATTCAGCAGGCTTGTGGTGATAACAAGAACATCTTCAAACTTGTCATCATGCATAGTGAGGTTGCAACAAACCTTGAAAACATCAAGCTGTTAAAGTACATGACACAGACTGATGGTGATGGTATTGAAAGAGAACTTGCACTTGCAACATGGAATGGAAGACTTGTTCTGATTGATGACAACATGCCTTCTGAAAGTGGTTACTATGCAGCATCTGCAAATGATGAAGGTGCTATGCAGATTAAGGCAAGCGGTGCAACTGGTTCTGCTGAAATCAACCTTGCAGATGTCAAGAAGGGTGCATTCTATCCTGATGGTGCTGCTGCTGACCAGTATGTTGTTGCAGGTGACAAATACACCACATACACCCTTGGTGATGGTGCAATCATCCTTGATGACATTGGTGATGCAGTACCTTATGAAATGAGTAGAGACCCTAAGACAAATGGTGGTCAGGACACACTTTATGTGCGTGATAGATACATTTGCGGTGTTGATGGCATTTCCTTTGAAAAGCCTGCAAGCATCACTGCATCTGCTTCCAACACTGACCTTGCAAATGGTGACAACTGGAACATTATCAATGATGGTACAAAGGCAATTCCACACAAGGCAATTGCAATTGCAAAGATTGTTTCCAGGGGTTAATTGATGAAAGGGTGATGATATGGCACTGACAGATGAAACAAAGCAGTCTATCATCACAGCATTGAACACTTCCAGTCTTGATGAATCCTTCATTGAAGCGGTTTTGAAAAGACTGGATTCCTTTGGTTATGAAATCAAAGAATCTGATGCTTGGATGATTGGTTTTGCAATGCAGAAGGTGGAAAACACCATCAAGAATGAGTGCAATATATCTGAAATCCCTGACGGACTTTTTCACACAGCGGTGGACATGTCTTGCGGTGAATTCCTGTTTGCTAAAAAGCAGACTGGACAGTTGGAAATTGGTGACCTTGATTTAACTGGTGCTATTTCAAGCATCAAGGAAGGTGACACCCAGGTGAACTTTAATGGTGATGAAAGTGATTCTGACAAGGTTGACACCTTGCTGAATTATCTTCTGAACAGTAGAAAGGGGGAATTGGTGTGTTATCGAAAAATCAGGTGGTAAAGGCAAGGAAAGCAATTGAATCCATGTATGATGGTACTTGCACAATTACTGAATATCAGGAATACACCAAGGAAAACAAATCCACAGGACATCATGAAGTGGTGGGTTTGGACGAGCAACCTTGCAGGGTGTCTTTTTCCAGTTTCCCAAATACAAATCAGACAGACACTGCTGCACAATTGGTTCAGACAATCAAGATTTTCCTTGCACCTGAAATCAGGGTGCAGGCAGGTTCAAAGCTGACTGTCACACAGAATGGTGTGACAACTGAATACAAGTCCAGTGGTGAACCTGCATTGTATCAGACACATCAGGAAATTATGCTTGAACTGTTTAAGGGGTGGGCATAAATGGCAAGAAGCGGAACATTCAACTTCCAGGACTTTGAAAAAATCAAGGACAACCTGGAAAAACTGAACCAGGAACAGGTGGACTTGTTCATTGATGCTTGTGCAAAAGAACTTGCAGCAAGACTTCTTGCAAAAGTCATCAAAAGGACACCTGTTGGTGATTATCCAAACAGTTCAGGGAAAAAAGGTGGCACACTTCGCAGGGGTTGGACTGGTGGAAAGAATTCAAGTGCTGTTGCTTATGCTGATTCATTGACCATTCATCATTTTGGTGATGCTTATGTGATTGAAATTATCAATCCAGTGGAATATGCATCTTATGTTGAATTTGGACATAGGACTGCAAACCACAAAGGTTGGGTCAATGGTCGGTTTATGTTGACAATATCTGAACAGGAAATTCAACAGGCTGCACCTGCAATCATAGAAAAGAAGCTGATGAAGCAGATGGGGGAATTGTTCACATGATAAATAAAATTATTGATGGAATCAGCATTTCCCTGAATGCTGAATTCGGTGATGATTACAAGATTTATACAGAATCCATTGAACAAGGCTTGAAAGAGCCTTGTTTTTCTATTGTTTGTGTGAATCCAACAAATGAATTGTTCAGGGGCAAGAAATATTTCAGGAAGAATCTTTTCTGCATCCAGTATTTCCCTAAAGGGGAAGACAAGCGGTCAGAATGCATGGATGTCCTGGAAAGAATGTTTGATTGCTTGGAAGTCATCAAAGTTGGTGAAGACCTGCAAAGGGGAACATCAATGCATGGTGAAGTGGTTGACCAGGTTCTGAACTTCTTTGTCAACTATGACATGTTTGTCTATAAGGTTGAAAGCACTGATGCAATGGAAACTATGGATTTGACATCAAATGTGGAAAGGTGAAGACATGGCAAAAAGAAATGAAGCATCTGTTCTGAAATTCAGCAAGGAACAGATTGCTGCTTCCAAGAAATACAGTCCTTACAAGGACTTTTTCAATGGTAACTTGAAAACTGGTCAGATGTATTCAGAAGCTGAACTGAATGCACTGATTACAAAGAATTTTAAGAAAGGAACAGGTGAATAAAAATGGCACTTGGTGGTGGTACTTTTTTAACACAGAACAAGGTTCTTCCTGGTGCATATATCAATTTCATTTCTGTTGCAACTGCATCCACTAACATGAGTGATAGAGGATATGCAGCAATGGGTCTTGAACTTGATTGGGGTCAGGAAGGAAAGATTTTTGAAGTCACAAATGGTGATTTTCAGAAGAACAGCATGAAGATTTTTGGTCATTCCTATGGTGATGACTGCATGAAGGGTCTTCGTGACCTGTTCAAGAACATTCAGACTTTATATGCATATCGTCTGAATGGCGGTGGCACAAAGGCAGCAAATACTTTTGCAACTGCACTTTATGGTGGAACAAGGGGAAATGACATCAAGATTGCTGTCCAGGCAAATGTTGATGACAATCAGTTATTTGATGTTCAGACATGGCTTGATGGTGTTCTGATGGACACACAGACAGTCAAGAAAGCATCTGAACTTGTTGCAAATGATTATGTCACATTCAAGGCATCTGCTTCCCTTGCAGTAACAGCTGCAACAGCACTTGCAGGTGGTACAGATGAAACTGCAAACACAGCAGCACATCAGG